TGGGGGCGGGCGCGGACGGCGCTGGAAAGCGAGGCGGATATTGTTTTGCTGCTGGGGGGGAATCGTTCGGGGAAGTCGGAGTTTTGCGGGTCGTATGTGGTGCAGACTCTCCTGGAGGGGCCGCCGTGGTTGCCGCAGTGGGAGCGGGAGGTGGCGATGGATCGGGGGATTGTGGTGGCTTGTTTCCACTCGTCGGAGAAGTCGAGCCAGCTCCAGCAGCAGCCTTATGTGTATCGCTACTTGCCGCCGGAGATTCGGGAGTTGAACAAGATTACCCGGCACTACCGGATGAAGTATTCCAATGGGAAGGGGTTTTCGGATGATATGTTTATCCTGCCCCGGACGCGGGGGGAGTGTTTGTTTTTTAATTACAAGCAGGATGTGAGTGTTCTGGAGGGGTATGAGTTTGATTTGGTGTGGACGGATGAGTTGGTGCCGGTGTCGTTTCTGGAGGCGCTGGAGTTCCGCACGGCTTCGCGCGGGGGGAAGATCATTTCGAGCTATACGCCGGTGCGGGGCTACTCCCCCACTACGCAGATGTTGATGGCGGGGTCGTCGCCCACGGAGACGAGGCCGGTGGATCCGCAGTTGTTTAAGGAGGGCTCGCCGGTGCTCAAGCGGAGGCTGGCACGGAATTGCCCGCGCGGCCATGTGCCGATGGCGATGCGGGGTCTGGGCACGGGGAAGAGTGATAAGGTGACGAATAAGGCGGTGGTGTTTTTCCACTCGGATGAGAATGTCTTTTCGCCGTATTCCAATATTGTGAGCCGGTGTTTTGGCAAGAGTGTGCCGGAGGTGTTGATCCGGGCCTATGGCTATACGGAGCGGGCGGAGAGTGGCGCGTTCCCGAATTTCAAGGAGGAGGTGCATGTGATCACGCGGGAGCGGTTTGAGTCGATCCGCAAGGAGGTGGGTGGGTCGATGTATGTGTCGGCAGATCCGGGTGGGGCAAAGAATTGGGTGGTGAAGTGGTATTGGGTTACTCCGAATGGCTGGAAGATCGTTTTTCGGGAGTGGCCGGATTTCGATACGTATGGCCCTTGGGCGACACCGCCGAAGGATGAGAAGAAGGATTGGTTGGGCGGCCCGGCGATGTTTACGGAGTCGGGCGGGGGTATTGTGAAGGTGAAGCGGCGGATACTGGAGGCGGAGGGCTGGGTGTGGAATGATGAGTCGGGCGTTTGGGTGTCGAGCAAGGAGACGGAGATGCCGGAGGTGCGGATGATCGACCCGCGGATGGGGGGCACGCCCGCGCCGGGGGGCGAGGATGAGACGAGCATCATCATGCTGATGGATGATGAGCAGGTGGACCCGCGCGGGCGGGTGATCGGCCCGAGTATGGTGTGGGAGCGGGCCTACTCTGGCGGTGCCCAGGGTGGCCGCACGGCGATTCAGGTAACGCTGGAGATGCTGAACACGGAGATGGCCTACGATGAGCACGAGCCGGTGACGGCGATGAATTGCCCGAATTGGTATGTGGTGGAGGATTGCCAGCAGAGTATCATGGCCTATAAGGAGTTTACGGGGATGGGCACGGATAAGGATGCGCTCAAGGATGTGGTGGACCCCGACCGCTATTTTATCAACTCAGGCCCGGAGCATATTGCCGAGGGGGATATGGTGATTACGGGGAGGGTGCCGTGTTGACGCGCGGAGCGCGGAGCGCGATGCTGGATGCTGGATGACGAACACTGAGATGATGTCTTGACACCGGGTGGGTTTGTTGGAAGATCTGCGTTGGTTTAGATAATTCTTTTTAACAACAAGCGATGAATGAAAACGATTCGTTTGGGGGGCGGGATGCCCGAGCCATTACAGAGATTGATCTGGCGGACCTAACGGGGGTGGAACGACAGGTATTGCGCAAGGCGCGCAGGGCAATGCCGGAGGGCACGGTGGAAATCGTGCCTGGGTCCGGTGTTTTTTGGTCGGCGGAGGCCGTGGTCGAGGTTTGTAAACAACTCGGGATGCCCGAGATCCCGGAGGGTCTGTGGCCGGAGATGGCCGAACAGGTGAGCCGGGAGTTTACCGCCCGCGTGGAGCGGGTGCCGCGGAATCCTCGGGTGCTGTTCTGCCGTGATGGCAATAATGAGCTGATCCTGGTGCGGGTGCGCCGCAATGATCGCTTTGTGCCGAATATGGAGTTGCCGGTGCGCTGGACGGGCGATTCCCGTGAGGTGGCCGTGCTGACGAGGAAGCTGCCGAGGAGGAAGGGGGCGTGGTGACGCGCGGAGCGCGTGATGCTGGATGCTGGATGCTGACTAAATTATGAACTTTGAAGAACAGTTGATTCACGATGCCGCCCAGGAAGTTGCATGGTAGCCGAGGCGCAGATTGGGGAGCGGCCTAACCGGTTGTTGTTGCGGCGGCGGCATGTGTTGGAGTGGACGGGGTGCACGCGCAATGAGTTTTATGCCTGGGTGTCGGCGGGGTTGTTGGAACCGGTGCGGTTGAAGCCCGATGGCGAGCCTTACTATCGCCGTGGCGATGTGGAGAAGATGCTGAACCGCTGATTTTAGAATACTAAAAACGAGGAAAAACTATGAGCCAAGAGGAAGATTTTAAGGGTATCCAGCGCAAGCTGGAGAATACGGTGTCGGCTGCGGGGTATTACCTGGAGCGAATGGAGGAGTATGCGGATGCGCGTTACTGCTATTGGGAGGGCCAGTCTGCGGATGGGCGCAAGCATGGCACGACTTCGGAGGATGCCTGGCCGTGGGAGGGGGCGACTGACTCCCGCGTGCGGATGATCGAGGAGCAGATCCAGGCGGATGTGGATTTGCAAATGAGTGCGTTCCACCGGGCGCGGATCAATGCGGTGCCTACGGAGATGACGGATATGAAGAAGGCGGGCGCGGCGCACACGCTTTTGAAGCAGGTGGCCCGCAATAAGATGAAGCGGGAGATTGCCCGCGAGTTGGAGTTGGCGATGAACTGGAGCAAGACGTATGCGCTGGCGTTTTTGTCGGTGGATTGGCGGGGGCGCTACGATGTGGAGACGTTGCCGATTAATCAGCAGAAGCTCCAGGAGCTTGTGATGAAGGGGCAGATTTCGGAGGAGGAGTTGCAGGGTTTCTACGATGAGTCGAAAAAGGATTTGGCGATTGGCTTCCTGCAAGGGGCTTTGAACCTGGACCGGACGACGGCGGCCCGCGCGGTGCGCGAGCTGGGGGCCAATGGCTCGACGGAGGTGGAGGTTTCGCGCCCGATTGAGGGGATGCCACGGTTGCGGGCGCTGAAGCCGTGGGTGGATGTTTTCTTCCCCACGGATACGGAGACGCTGGCCGATGCCGATTTGGTGTGGAAGCGCAATACTTACTCGCGGGCCACGTTGGAGAATGTGGCGGTGCTGGAGAGTTGGAAGAAGGAGTTTAAGGCGGCACTGATCGCCGCCGGGCCGATTGGGAAGCAGAAGAACAATGTATGGGTGACACGGCGCAAGGGGCGGGTGTCGTTCTCGGTGGCGGCGGATGAGCGCACGCGCAATTTCATGCTGTTTGGCGATGAGAGCGAACTCTACGAGGTGTTTACCTGCTACCGGAAGTCTTACGATGAGCGGACGAAGGCGATGCGCTGCGAGCAGATTGTGATGAGCCCGCTGATTCAGAATGCCTGGGGCAGTTGGGCGCTCTCGCCCTACCGGCATGGCAAGATTCCGCTGATCGAGATTCCGAATGAGGTGGTGGAGCGGCGGCTGTGCGAAGCGCGCGGGGTGCCGGAGATGCTCTACACGCACCAGCAGGGGATCAAGCGCCAGACGGATTTGCGCGGGGATCGGGGCGACTTTACGTTGATTCCGCCGCTGCGCACGCCGAAGCGCACGGGCAAGCGATACGACATCACGCTGGGACCGGCGGCGCAACTGCCCGACCCCACGGGGAGCGGTTTCTCGTTCCTGCCGATGCCAGGCTATGACCCGGCGAGCCGGGAGTATGAGAAGACGATCATGGATGAGGTGAATCGTCTCTTTGGCCGCCAGGTGGAGGGTGTGCCGCCGACGCGGGTGCGGACTCGGGCGGAGAAGCTGGTGAACCAGATGACGGATGTGACGGGGGAGATGCTTTCGCAGATTTTCTCGCTGTGCCAGCAATACATGAGTCCGCAGACGATTGCCCGGACGATCAACGGGAACCCGGACCAGATCCAGGTGGACCCGGCGGAGATCCAGGGGAATTTCGATGTGGGGATTGAGGTATCGGCGGACGAGTTGGACCTGGAGCTGTATATCAAAAAGATGGAGGCCTTCATCAAGTTGGCGGTGCCACTGGATAATGATGCGGTGATCGGGCGCTCGGACCTGATCGGGCTGATTGGCCGGGGGATCGATCCCCTACTCTCGGAGCTGGTCGTGAAGGATAAGCAGAGTGTGAGCCAGGCGGAGGTCGAGGACGAGAAGCAGCAGTTTGCCCTTATGCACTCGGGCGTGCCGACGGCGCTCAAGAGGGGGCAGAATTATGAGCTGCGCCGCCAGACGCTCCAAGAGATCATGGAGGCGAACCCGGATCATATGAAGCGCTACGAGGAGGACGAGACCTTCCGCAATTTGATTGATAACCGGTTCAAGTTTTTCACCCAGCAGATCGAGCAGGCAAATAACCGGATCGTGGGCGAGTTTGGGATGGATCCGAATCGGCAGTTGGAAGCCCAATGATGATTTATGAGTGAAAACAATGAACAGGAAGAACGGGCGCGGCAGGCTTTGCTGGCGCTGGGTAGCAACCACCCGGCGGTGGTTTTGATTTTGGACGTGTTGCGCGACTTGGAGGCGGCGGCTGTGGAGCGGGAGCGACATCCCCTCTCGCATACCGCTCCCGGCGGGGATCGGGGTGTCTCCTACTACTGCGGCGGGGCGGCTTTTATGGAGGTGGCTGTGGCGACGATTGAGGATTACCTGAATCCGCAGGTGCGGCCCGACGATAAGGAGCGGCTGCAAAGTATGCGCCTGGCGCGGATGGGTGGAGGAACCTGATCGCGCGGAGCAGCGATGGCAATCAAAACGCTCAAACCATGTTTTCTTACCACAACAAATAGGACAGGAATCCAGCGACGAAAGGAAATAATATGGCAACAAAATATATGACTCAAACAAGTGAAAGACGGGCTCGTAAAGCCAAGCGCGAGCTGGATTGTCCTGATCCGTCTGGTTCGCTTTTTTCTCCGTATCCCGGTTGGCCCGCTCCGGGGATAACGTGCCGATGTGGTCACACGGAAAATCTAGAGCACTTTTGTGTGGATGGGTTTGGTAATGATCTGCCACGAAATCACTATAAATGCCCATCGTGCAATTGGCAGTGGTCAAGAGTGCGGATCGAAGCTGAAAACGAATGGTCGTCGCCGACGATTGAAATTCGTGAGGTAGCGGTTCCAGTTCTTTAAGCGAACAAGTTGTTATGAGAACTTTGCAAAGTTTGAAGTGGCGCACAGCGCGCCATGACCTACTGTAAATCATCGCGGATCGTCTGCGACCGGCTTGGACTGCTGACCGGAGGCTTTTGCCTTCGGTTTTTTTGTGGCTTATGGGTCGCATGTCGAAATCAAACACGCGGGAAGCGCCGGTGCCCTCAAAGGCCGGTGAGAGTGATAGTCAGGGAGGATTCGCCTCGTTCTCTGACGTGCTCGAAAGTGGTTTAAGCGAGGCATTGGAGAAGGGCATTTTTGAAGCAATGGGGTCGGAAGATTCTGGTGTGGAGGAGAATGTGGCCGGGAGTGGCAAATCCCCCGACCAGTTGGAGGGGGCAGTCGCCCCGGACGAACCCGAAGCCACTGCCGGAGATGGCGGGGAAGCGCAGGCACAGGAACCGGAGGGAGGTGGCGACCGCTACCAAACGCGGATCGATGAGCTGACGGCGCAGAAAGGCCATTTCCAGGATAAAGCAAGGAAGCAAGAGGAGCGCATCGCCGAGTTGGAGCGCCAGATGGCAGCCGGTGATCAGGGGGAGCCCGCGAAAGCGGCCCGCCCGGAATCGTCGGATCCACTCGCAGACGTTACGAGCCAGGCGCAACTGCAAGAGCGGGTGCGCGAGGCGCAAAACCTGGAGGATTGGGCGGATGAACAGATTGACCTCATCGACGATGGGGAGATCGAGTCTGCCGATTTGAACGGGAGTGCGTTGAATGCCAAGCAGCTCAAGGGCCTGCGCCGCAATGCGAAAGCACTGCAACGCAAAGCCCAGGAGAAGGCGATGGCCCTGGCCGAGACCGAACAGGTGAACCAGCAGGCCAATGAGGCGTATGCCTGGTTGCAAAAACCCGATAGCCGGGAGTCGCAGATCCATACGCAAATTATGGACCAGCAATTCCCCGAGCTACGGAATCACCCGGCAGGACGTCTGGCGGTGGCGGATATGATGGTGGGCATGGCGGCCCGGCTGAAAGGCCGTGGACAACCCGCCCCCACTCCTACCCCACCGGCCCCGGCCGCGCCCGCGCCAACTCCAGCAGCTACGGCAGCCCCGACATCGGGCGGCGGTGGTATGGGCGGAGCCACGGCGAGCGCGATTCTGGCCCGTGGTGGCACACGCCGCCAGGGTGGGCAGAGCCCGCAGG